AGCGGAAGCGCTGGTCAACGCGAAGCTGGGCAAATTGCTGCAGAGCGGCCGACCGCGCACCATCGCCACGATCCGAGAGGCAGCGACGGCGGTCGCGAAGCGGCTCAATCTCGGCGGACGTCAGGCGCCGACGCAGCAGACGCGCCAGCGGTTCGCGGGGGTCCCGGCCGGCGAAGGCGGTGGAGGCGGGGAAGGATCGAAGGCGACCGTTGACTGGAGTGACCGCGCAAACAAGGTGCTCGCGATGAAGGCTTTCCCGAAGCTCGAGTGGGGACCGAAGTTGCGCGCGGCCTTTGAAAAGATGGTCGCCGAGAACAGCGACGGCGAATGAGCAAGAAGTCGCGGGCGCGAGGCCATGGCCAGACGGATCGCATCCGTCGGCGTGGCCTAATCGGCCAATGGCGCAAGTTCGTCCGCTGGTATCTGTTCTCGCGCGACTCGTTCGTTCAGAACGGCGGCGACTACAAGGCGATGGCCAGGAGACTGGACCGCGATTACCGCTGCCCAATTTACAAGCACCGGCCTCTCCAGTGCGTCTGCTTGGAAAAGGCAACGCGCTGGCACTTCGAAGAACTGGGGCTCGTCACGATACCGTCATGGCAACAGGGCGAGGCGCGTTGGCTCAACGGAGAAAGCCGGGAGCAGGAGCGTTACCGGGCGTTCTGCGCTCGCCGCGACGACCGAAGAAAGTTGTTGACGGCTCGTCCATAAGCTGATTCACTTTACTTATCGCCTCGGAGGACCCTGCGGCCTCCGGTACGGTGGAAGTAGCAGGGCGCCTCCCGGGATGACCGGGGCACGGTGGGTTCGAAAAGTCGCCTCCGCGGTTGTGGCTGAACGCGGGCACGGTGCAATCGAAGCCGACCGGAGTCCCGCATGGCAAGGCGCAGACGGCACGACCCAGACGACGTCGCAATCGACGGCGATCCGCACTTCGACACGGTGACCGGCAAGGACCCGTCGAAGGCGTACGCGCTCGTCAGCATCGAGGACATGCCCCGCCTCGTGAACCGGGGCTACACGCGCACGCTCGCGACGCCGGATGGTCCGAAGGCCGCATACGGCCTCGCCAAGGAAGACGGCTCAGAGATCGTCGTGAACGGTCAGCTTGTTCTCATGGAGGCGCCGAAGGAGCGCGCCGAAGCGGCGCAGCGACGCGGCGAGGTGGAGTTCGCGCGCCGTACGGCCGGCCTCCACGCCGAGATTCAGCAGCACGTCAGAAACAACCCGGGTAGCCAGTTCAAGGCGACCTCGAACTACAGAGCGGAAGGCTAGCCACCATGGCGAACATTCAGATTGGCGGTTTCCAGTTTTGGGGAACCATGCACGGCGGCGCCTCCGCCATGACCAACACGTTCGTGTCGGAAGTCGCGAGCGGGTACGGGACGCAGCTCTCCAAGGGCGACGTCATCATCGGGGTGTCCGACGGGACGGTGGCCATCGGAGCGGCAGCGAACAACGGCCTCCTGCTCGGCGTGATCGTCGGCTGCTCGTATGTCCTCCTGGGCAAGCGAGTGGAGGCGGACTTCATCCCGGCATCGACGGCGTTCTCCCCTAGCACGGTGGGGTCGCCGAACGCGTCTCTGGTCGAGTGGATTCCGCTCACCGGTGACAACATCTTCTCTGTCGACGCCGACGAAGCGACGACCTTCAGCACCTACGCGACGGCGCTTGGGGCAATCGGCGAAAACGCCGACATCGCGTCCCCGGGATCGCCGAGCACGACGATCGGCGTGTCGACGCAATGTCTCGACATCTCGACCCACGCGACGACAACCGCGAACTTCCGCATCGTCGGCGTCCAGGGCTACACGCTGGAGAGCGGACCCGCTATCGGCGCTCCGTGGAACGACCCGACCGTGACGCGCTTCAAGTATCTGGTCGTCTGCAACGAGGGGCTGCTGCCCCCCTACACCGCGACGGGAGTCTAGCCGCCATGTTCAAGAAACTCAGTTTCCTGTTTGCGGTCTGCGCCGCGATCGTCCTGGTGGGCGTCGCGACCGGGCACATTCACTCCATCGGCGACGTTCAGACGTGGCTGTTTGGCATCGGGACGGCGATCCCCGCCGTCATCGTCACCGACAGCAACATCCCCTCGACCCTCAAGCCGACCCTCAACAAGGTCTGGGGCGATCAGGTCAAGGGGAAGTGCGACTGGGAGATGTGCGGCTACAAGGTCAGCAACTCCACAGACGCCTACGAAGACGACCAGGAGTTTGCGCACACGGGCCTGATGCCGGCGAAGGCGCAAGGCGCCATGATGGCGGTCGACTCCATCCAGCAGGGCTTCCCGAAGCGCTACACCCACATCACCTACGGTCTGCGGCTCATCGTCTCGGAAGAGGCGATCGATGACTGCAAGTACGACGAGGCGATCGCGGGTGCCAAGAGCATCGGGCGGTCGGCGAAGCTGACCCAGGAGTACCAAGGCGCCGGCGTCTTCATCAACGCTTTCTCGAGCACGTTCGTAGGCGGCGACGGCGTCGCGCTCTGCTCGGCCTCGCACCCGCTCCCCAAGGGCGGCACGGCATCCAACACGCTGGCCACGCCGATGTCGCTGTCGGAGACGGCGGTCGAGACGATGTGGGCCGCCATGTCGAAGTTGCCCGGCTCGAACGGCATCGTGCAGTCGGGCTACGAGCTCAAGAAGCTCGTGGTCCCGAAAGAACTCTACATGCGGGCCGCCCGCATCCTGAAGTCGGAGCTGCAGAACGACACGGCGAACAACGCCAAGAACATCCTCAAGGGGATGGGCATCGAAATCGCCGACAACCGCTACTTCACCAGCGCCACGAACTGGTGGGCGGTTTCCGATCTTGAGGCGGGCCTGCGCTGGATTTGGCGCAAGAAGCCCTTCTCTCGCACGCACAACAACGAGGACAACTACACGGCGACGTTCGCGGGCATCCAGCGGTTCAGCAACGGCTGGAGCGATTGGCGCGACGTCTACGGCTCGAGCATCTAAGGAGCCCCGACCATGGCTGACACGAATACGGTATTCAACTACCCCGGCGTCTACGAGGCGGCGGGGCGGGTCGTCTCCCCTTCGGGCGGCCAGGTTGTTTTCGTCGGCACCGGTGCCCAGGTCAACATCCTCGGGCAGACTGGCGAGGCGATCGCATCCCGTGTCTACGGCAGTGTGAACCAGGCGCTTGCGTCCTGTGTCACGGGCCGCGGAGACTGGATCTACCTGCTCCCTGGGTACACCGAGAGCATTTCAGCTGCCGACGCATGGTCGAACCTCGCGGCCACTGACGTAACGGTGTGCGGCCTCGGTCGCAACACGAACCGGCCCGCGATCACGTGGACGGCTGCGGCCTCAACGGTCCTGTTCGACACGGCGAACTTCCGCCTGCTGAACTGCCAGCTCTTCCTGGCCGGTCCGCACGCGGCCGGCTCCGCGCTCACGGTCGCCGCTCCGATCACGGTAAGCGCGGCGGGATGCGAAATCTCGGACTGCCGCATCTTCTGGGGCTTCGACGCCGACCAGATCGTTACGATCGGCATCACGACGACTGCGGCGGCTGACGACTTCGCGTTTCACCGAAATTACTGCCGTGCCGAGACTGCTGCGGTTCCGACGACCACGTTCATGCGGCTCGTTGGCGCCGATTACATGCAGATGTTCGACACCAAGATTCAGGGGCCCGGATCGACGACGACCCTTGGACCGGTGCAGTTTCTCACCACGGCATCGCTTGGTCTCGACTGGCGGCGCTGCATCATCCAGAACCAGCTCGCGTCGTCCGTGCATGCCGTCACTGGCTTGGCCGGTCTCACGGGCACCGCGCATCAGTGCGGGTGGGGCATCCTCGACAACGCCACTCTGGCCGGGTTTGTCACTCCGGGCAACATGCAGTTCTTCGCATGCTACACGGCGAACGACAACGGCGAAGAAGGCGCGCTGATGACGCCGGTCTCGGCCTAACAGTTAACGAGGCCTCAGGAGGGCCGCTCCGATGGCGAGTATCAAAACCTACGTCAACGGAGCGGGCGGCTCGACGGGAGCGGCTCTCGCGACCATCAAGCCGCTGCAGACGACCGGGGTTATCTACTACCTCGGCAACGCAACTGCTGGCGCGTCAGACTCGAACGCAGGAACGGATCGCAGTGCGCCGGTCGCTACGCTGGCGCATGCGTATTCACTCGCGTCGGCGGGTGACATCATTGATGTGCTCGCGGGCCACAATGAGGTACTGGGCAGTGGCGTCGCGCTGAACAAGTCGGGGCTCAGTCTCGTCGGCGAGGGCTCAGGTGCTCTGGTGCCGAAGTTTACGACTGGCAGCGGCGTTTCGATCGGGATCGAGGTGCAGGCCAGTACGCTTCTCGATAACCTGCAGTTTGGGCCGTCCCTCAATGCCGCCGGTATCACGCTACAGCTAGAGACGCTGTCATTTTGCAATGCTCTGATATTCAATACCGGGGCTAATGAGACGAGCGGAGCGATGGCCATCGTGGGGACAGCGAACGCATGCGACGGCTCTCGGTTCACGAACATAACGTTTACGTCTGGGTCTGCTCTCGGCTATGCGCTAGAGATGTCGGTGAATCACGCGAACCTCGTGTTCGATAACGTTGTCTTCGACGGGAGCTCATTCGGCTGGTCTACCTACGCGTGGCGCATTGACGGCACGATCACGAACCTGCGCGTGACAGGGCTGCAGCTGCTAAATGGCTCCGACATGCTGATCGGGACCAATACGAAGGCGTACATGCAAGTATCCGAGCAGTCGGGGAGTTCGCAAATCGACTGGACGCCGTGATGCTACTCGACATGCTTCCACTGCAGCCGCAGGATGATGTTTCGGACCATGGAGACATCCAGGCCATGGGCTGCCGCGAGCTGCGCCCTGGTGACACCGGCGGCGGCCTGGGCGCGTATAGAGCGGACGATGTCCTCTGTGATCTTCGTTCGGTATCGGCGCTTCCGCTCAAGTGGCGGTCCGTCCAGCCATTTCCACGACCGACCGCGGACGATGTCCACGATCGTATGCCGTCCGATACCGAGTTCGACGGCGAGATCGCTCTGGCTGGCTCCAGCGGCAACGCGCTCCCGGATGGACGCGGCAAGCTGCGCAGTGATCTTGGCCCTATTGGTACGTCCCTTCCTGGCCTTGTCGGCCATGTTGTCTCGGTGGTAACCGAGGAACAGATGGTCCGGGTTGCAGCAAGGAGGGTTGTCGCAGTGGTGCAGGACATCAAGGTCACCGGGGTCCTCTCCCTTGTGCAGCAACCAAGAGAGACGATGGGTAAGCCACACCCTGCGCTCGATGGTCACGGCGCCGTAGCCACCGGGCTGGCGAGCCATGGACCATTCGAGGCATTCACCGACCCGGACAAGGCGCGCCCGGAACTCCTCAAGGGTCATGCGCGAGATGATAGTGGATTATCCGTGTGGAGTCAACATGGGTGATACTACAACCTCTTATGTCCCGCGCGATTACAGGCGAGTTTGTGACCAATGTGGTTTGCTTTTCCAGCG